GACTATTGTTTATTGTACTGTATTATTATAACAGCTATCTTAGCGACTCGACACGCTCCCCCGCAGCCACTTCGATAAATATTTTAGTTTATCTCAAGACAGAAACATAGCAACTCACTTGGTTAATCGGAAAGGTTTCCACCCTTATGCCCCCCTCTTTTTGCCTAATGTCTCTGACGGCAGCTACGCTGGTATAGCTGGCGGCTAAGGCCGCCTTGGGTTTTTTTATGATCGAAAGAGCGACTAGCCCGGAGGCCAGGAGGCGGAGCAGCTACATTCCGGCTGTGCAATAAAAACAATACAGTAGCCATCCCAAGAGCGAAGAGCATACATGTCTCCGACGGATGCTACGCATGTATAGCTGGCGGCTAAGGCCGCCTATCTACTGATATGCGGAAGGTAGTCTCTCTCTCGGGTTTGCCCAGGATATCATGGAACGACACAATGCAAGCCAATCTTTTTTTGGTGCCTTTCCTGGACTGGCTATAAGCCCGGAAAGGTCCCCGGGCACAGCCAGATATCCAGCAACAAACCCAAATAAAGGAGTGCATCCATATTTGACAGAAAAGAGCCTCTGTCAAACGGCTGCTACTCGGCTTGCATTCTTTACGATCCATGATGGCGCGAGGCAACCTCGAACGAAAATGGGGATAATTAAACAAAGGAGAATCCAACATGAAAGAAATCAAATGTAGTGCATGCGAAAACACTTTTAAAACAACCGACGAAGATAAGAAACATGAAGTTTGCCCAGTTTGCGGCTACGATCAAAACGAGTACGACGTAACAGAAAGCTAAACACGTACCCGAAGCAGCTCGTGTTGCTTCGGGTTTTTTCATGCTCATACCAGGCTTATGGCACTCATGTCTCCGACGGCAGCTACGCTGGTACTTTCTTAGCGGCTAAGGCCGCTTGACAGCCAAACATCTGACTGCTGACCACTTCCACGCTGAGACTTCCCCTATCTACTACTCCTTCCCTGATCTCTCGTAAGGGGCGTAATATTAAGGAAAGGGGGAACACCCCCTTTAAATCCCCAGCAAGCTGTGACTTGGCGGACTGAGCTAACCAGGCATATGCCTACACCCAGGGACAGCTCAAAGTTCCACTTCGTTACACTTTGACCATGCCTTCTGGCTGTTAGGCATCCGACCTGGTGGATCTCAGTTTTCCGCCCTGCATGTCTCCGACGGTCCTACGGAGTATAGCTGGCGGCTAAGGCCGCCTAAAAGACATAAAGAGTGGAGCTTTATGCGCTCTCCGAAACAAATTCCTTGTATATTTTCTTTTTCCGGTACTCGCTACGCTCCGTTCCTCAAAAGAAAATATCCTTCACGATTTTTTCTCCGATGCTCTAAAGCTCCCGAATATCTTCGATGACTGCTACACAGGTATAGCTGGCGGCTAAGGCCGCCTTGGCAAGCTGCTAAAAATAAAGGTACATTTATATATATGAGATGTTAATCGATATTAAGTCGGCCGCCACAAATTTAGCATCTTCAAACATTTTTCAATCTCAAAAACTCAAGAATCTCAAAAACTCAAGAATCTCAAAATCCCAACAACCAAAACCCCAAAAAAAATTCAGAAATCTTCAAAACTTTTCGGTCTACTCTTCCGGCCAGCCCGATTCCTCATCGCTCCGCTGCACGGCCGCTCCATAATCCTTCTCATACTCCGACCACTCAGATTCCTTTGACATCTCTTCGTCTATTTTTAATTGTTCTTGAAGTTCTTTGGGAAGGTCACTGTCATCATGTGGCTTGTCAAAATTTATATCTTCTTTTTTATCCGGCATATCGCTCCTTTTTTATTTTTATTTTGAATTTTTTAAAAAGAATAACCCGTCCTTAATCCCGCAGTCAAGCCAAAAAAATCCCGCCAACAAAAAAACCGGCTCAAGGTTGCTGAAGCCCTGGGCCGGTTTCCATTTTAAAAAAAGGAGTTTCAAACGCTAAGTACAATATAATGTGTTATATTTAAAAAGTCAACCTATATGTTGTATTTAGATTGTTACATGTATTTTTTTATTTTAATTATATGGATTTTTTTAAACAAAAAGATACAACATAATAATAAAATTTTAAAAGGAGAACTTAATGGAAAGAATAGCACTTACAGACAATTCCGGTAAATGGTTTGACATGGATAAAGCCGAAGAGTTCAAAGAAGCTGAAGACTGGGACGGAAACAATAATATAAGCAAAGCCACAAAATCTCAATTCGAGCATGAGCGCTTATATCGAACAGTTTCAGGGAAATGGATATTAAATCATTGGTCACAGATGCAAGGATCTATAGAGGCTTATATTGAAATCAGTGATGACGAAGCGGCAAAATGGCTCGTTATTAATGAGAAAGAGTCAGCGATAGTTAAGGATATAATCGAGAATCTTGAATTATAACGATCAGACAAAAATTAAACAAAAATGCGAACGTTGCGATGGATCAGGGATCGATACACGCATCTGCCACAAATGCAAAGCATTTCACCTGCTGTGTAAAAAATGTATTGACACCTATGAATTTATATATGCAAACGAATTTGGTGTTTGTTTTTTAAAAGAATCTGTGCTCAGAAAATAAAAAGCCCGGCATCCAAAACGCTTGGCGACCGGGCTGCCCCGTATAATAATTAGACTATGCAGTTTTCAGCATTGCATCAATTTCTTTTTGAAGATCCTGTACCAGATAAATTTTGTAACCATCATCTCGGATATGAAAAATTTGTCGATCAATATTTTCCAGATCATCATCTATAATATATTCTTCTTGCACTGCAATTTTCTGGTAAAGATTTAATTGAATAGCATATTTGCTATAAGCACAATCATCCAAATGTTTAAGAGGATAAAGTCCTTGCTGCCAGGGGTTTGTCAAGTTAATCTTGGCATTCGTTTTCCAATCTCCAAAGCATAAATGATTATTTTTTTTATGTCGAAGAAAAAGATCGATCATTCCTGCAACATTCCATTTCAGAGAAGCTACAATCTTTTCGGCTTGAAGGACATCAAAAGTATCCAGCACTTCTTCAAGAGCAGTATCTGCGTGTTTAATTTTTTTTGCAGCGGCGTCAGAAATATCTTTATCAGGATGAAAAACGGCGTCCTTGTGAGAAATCGTTTTGCCGAGCAGCCGGGCTTCAAGATAATTATGAATCAAGTTGCCGCACTCTCTACCAACCTCACCCTTACGATCCCACATAGTCAGAACGTCTTCTTGTTTCATATCGTGTTTTTTGGCATATTTCATAGATATTTCGTCTCTTGCAAATGGAGCAAAGAACTTGCCTAAGAATTTTGTTCCACTGACAAATTTTTTTTTAGGAAATTTAACAGATTTGTATTGGTGCCATCTATCATTAAAAGTAATAGTATCTCCAGATGGATGGCTTTCTTTTTTTATAATCATATTAGCTCCTATTTATTTGTATGTGATATTTTTGAAATAATAAGTCGACAGCTTTTTCGATAAACTCTTTAATCGACATACCGCGTTCAGCAGAAATCACTTTTATCTGTTTGTGAAGCTCGGAATCAATAATAATTTGTTTGTTCATAATAAATCTCCATATAAATATTAATCAATTTATAATTAAGATTATATATCAATCTTTGCAAAATAGCAATTATTATTAATCAATATGATTAAATAGTATTGTTATTTTGCAACCTGTGTGATAATCAGGTATCACAAGATTTTTTATTTTATTTTTGAATTTAATTTTAAACAAAATCAAGGGAGTTAAAAAATGCCGGAAGAAATTCTCAGTCTCTGTGAAATGCGAAGACGCAAGAGGGTCAAACAATATCAGGCTCAATATTACATAGATAACAAAGAAAAAATCCAGGCCAATAAAGAAGCATACTATCAAGCCAATAAAGAAGCCATCAAGATGTACCAGGCTAAATATTTTCAAAATAACAAATCAAGGCTTACTCAATATAAAAAAAATTATTATCAAAAAAAGAAAGTCGAGCAACAAATTGCCGCATAAATAATTTTTTTATTTTTTTTTAGAATTTAATTTTAATTTAATAACGGAGGGAAAAACAGAATGAGATCCAGTCCAAAATTCAATCTACAAGATTCGGTTGTAGTAAATGTAAACATTGTAACAAATAATATGAATATACAAGGAACCAGGGTCGGCAAGATTGACTCAATCCGTGTGAATTTAGGATGCAACGAGCCGGAGCTTGGAAAGGGAAACAATTTTTTCTATAGAATTATCCCAACAGGGGATTATTTATTCCAAGTTTTTGTGTGGATTCCAGAGAAAGATATTATTTGTTTGACTCCAGACTGCGAAGTCAGAAGCAGCACTTTACCTTTGCAAAACAAAAAAGAGTTAGAATCCAACCAGACTACTTAATAATTTTTAATTTAATAACGGAGGAACCAAGTGAAACCAAGTAAATTAGCAAATGTAATAGAAAAAACAATTCTGGCAAAATATCCATTAATGATAGTCGGCCCGCCAGGCATAGGAAAAACTGATCTTGTAGAACAAATTTCAAATAAAATAGATCATAAGTTGATTATTATGTATCCCGCGATTTCGGAACCGACAGACTTTAAAGGATATCCCGTGTATGATCCTGAAACAAAAGAAGCAAAATTTGTTCCTTTTGATATTTTGCTTGAACTTATAGTAACAGAAATTCCAACTATCGTCCTGCTCGATGACTTTGGCCAGGCTAACCAATCAGTACAAGCCGCCTGCATGCATCTTTTTCGTGCCAGAAGAGTGGGAGATTATGAAATTTCCGATTATGTAACATTCATTGTTGCAACCAATGATAAAACACACCACGCAGGCGTTGCAGGTATTATTGAGCCTGTAAAATCCCGGGCATTATCTATTATTAATCTTGATGTTAACCTCGAAGATTGGATTAAATGGGCTTTAGAAAACAACATATCTTCCGAGGTTATTGCTTTCATGCGGCTGCGCGGCCATGAACTTTTATCAAACTTCCAGCCAACCACAGGATTAACAAACTCTCCGTCTCCAAGAGCCCAGGAGGCCGTGTCCAATATTATCAAGATGGAATTCCCTTCTGATATTGAATTTGAATTAATTAAAGGTGCTGCAGGCGAAAGTTATGCAATTGAAATGCGCGGGTTTTTAACTTTATTCAGAAATTTGCCTGATCCGGAAAGCATCTTAAGAGATCCCGAGAATATTGATGTCCCTGACAACCCAATGGTTCTTTATGCTTATTGCGGCGCATTGGCTTCCATGGCAAAGCCTGATCGAATGGAAGAGATAGTTACATTCGCCAAAAGATTGCCTGCCGAATTTCAGATAAAACTTTTACAGTACGACTGCAAACATACCAATCCAGCCAATCACGAAACTTCAGCTTATACAGACTGGGCGATTGCTAATCAAAATATGATGACCACTGCATAGAAAGGAACTTAACATTTGAATACAGAAAAATTTACTGATCCTATTATTCCGGGAAGTCCTGAAGCAAAAGCGCTTGGATGTATATGTGAGTCACCAAAAGGAAATCAATATTTTATTAATGAATATTGTCCATTGCACTGGCATATTCTATTAGCTTCTCAAACAAAAAGAATATATGACCACACTATTAGAGCCGATTCTCAGAATTTAATACTTATTGTCGGCTTAATAATAGCTGTGAGCGTAACTTTCGCGTATTTTTTGAGTCTATAATACTGGTTGTTATATAATTGATCCAATCGGTGCCTTGGTAAGCCTTACAAAAACATAAACAATTAAAATCAACAATTCATATTAAAAGGAGAAACAAAAATGACGGAACAAGCGCCAATTAAAATTTCAAATATTTTGAGCGAAAAAGCAATGATTGCCAGACTTTCCACAAGTGGATGGTCTGGAAGAATAACTGATAAAATTGTAACAGAAGAATTAATCAGAAACAAAAATGCACAAAAAGATGCGGCTACCGTAACAAAGGCATTGATCAATAAAGAATATTTGAAAAAAATCAGAGAAATTGTTTCTGGTATGAAAAAATATCATAACGAACAAACCCTGCCATGGGACAACAATGGCGGACGATTGTTACCCTCTACAAAATTTAACGAATATACAATGAAATTTCGCGAAAGCCAGCGAAACCTTAACTCGGCAGTAACTGAATTTTTAAGAGACTATCCTGTTTATATTGCAGAAGCTGAAGAACGACTCGGAGATTTATTCGTGCAGGATGATTATCCTAATGTCGATGAAATTAAAGATAAATTTGAACTTGATTCCGTTTTTGAAAAAGTACCGGAAGCAGGGGACTTTAGAGTAGATATTCCCGAACATGAACAACAGAAAATCCGTGAACAAATTGAGGGCCGCGTGGAAGAACAACATGTTCAAGCCATGAAAAGAATTTGGAACCGAATTTTTAAAGCAGTTGAGCATATGAACAAAAGATTATCTGAAGAAAATGGAATTTTCAGAGATACTCTGGTCGGCAACATTGAACAGCTCGTTGAAGTTCTGCCGGCATTAAATATTATGGAAGATCCAGTTCTTTCCGACATGACTCAGGAATTAAGAAATTCTCTATGTAATTATACTCCGGATGAGTTGAGAAGAAATAAAGTTCTTCGTCAAGAAATGGCTGAAAAATCTAAAGAGGTGATGGATAAAATCAGTCGTGTGGGTGATATTTTTGGAACACCACCAGAAGGCCCGGAAGATCAAGAAAATTCCAGCGAGCTTGAAAACGATTCAGAAGTTGAAATTATTACACCCGAAGAGCAATCTCCAGAAATTCAAGAAACTTCAATCGATAACCCTGTATCTGAAGGAAACGAAGAATTATTTTCTGAAACTGAAGTTAAAACAAGGGCGGCTTAGGTATCAATTACACCGTCCGGTAAAAATACAAGAATATTATCAAATATGTACGATGGGTTCAATTTGGATAAAAAAGGAATAAAATGCAACAAACAAAATTAAGGCTCATGCTTGATTATCCATTTTTTGGATCTCTGGCTCTTACAATGCCGCTAATCAAAGATAATTCAATTTCAACTTTGCAGGTAGATGGAGTAAATGTCAAATATAATTCGGAATTTATTTCTCAATTAACACCATCTCAAAAACTTTTTGCATATCTGCACGAGATTTGCCATGTAATTTTAGGTCATTCAGTCAGAAGGGGGTCAAGAAATTCGAGACTCTGGAATATTGCAGGAGATTATGCTGTAAATCTACTTTTATCAGAATCAACTAATCTGCAATTACCACCAGGCGCTTTATTGGATACAATTTATACTGGCTGGTCAACAGAAAGAATTTACGAAGCCCTATCTGATGAATTTCAAGAAGAAGCTCAAGCATCTGATCCCGAAGCATCTGACCCAGGCAACTCACCAATATCGGAAGAAGAAGAAAATGTTCCGGATCTCAGAGCAGAAGCCAGGCAGGCACAATTTAATCAAATGGTTGAAACTTCCGAGCAGTTCGGCATCGTAACTGATGCACCGATAGAAAGTGAATTAACTCAAAATGACATTCAGAGTGCAGTCGCACTGATCGAAAGAATGGTCACAGCGACTGGACACAATCCAGGAACAAGAATTCGACAGCTTGTCCAAACTTTCACGGACACAAAAATATCTTGGAAAGAATTATTATCTCGTTTTATGTGTGAATCATGTGCCAACAAATATAATTGGATGAAACCCAATAGAAGATATATGGGCGGTGGAGGCGTAATGCTGCCAAGTCTTATGTCCAATGATCAGATGACAATTGCAGTGGCAATTGATACTTCAGGATCTATTAATAATGAATTATTAAACAAATTTATGGCAGAATTCAAATCATTGCTTGAATCAATAGAATATAGACAATTAACTATTATGAGTTGTTCTGCTCAAGTGTTTGAGCCACGCACATTCCAGAAGGGGGAAGATATTAATTTTCAACCGATTGGTGGCAGCTCGACTGCTTTTGCTCCTGTTTTTGAATATATAGCGACCATGGACGAAACACCGGCTTGTCTAATTTACTTTACAGATCTTTTTTCTGACAAATTTGGTCAGCAGCCCGAGTGTCCGATTTTATGGATAGGTGATTATGGTGGAGGATGGGAAGCATCCCATCAGGAAAGAATCCCGTTCGGGGAAATAGTAAATATGCACGAATAAAATAGGAAAATTAAAATGAAAATTCCAATAGAAATAGGCGATCAGGTTAAATGTATAAAAAAAAGTTTTACTGATCATACACCAAAAACTATAATCGGAAAAATTTACACGGTAACTGAATTAAGCGAATACGGCATTTGTTTAAAAGAAACGGATCCGATGTGCTCTACTTTTCGATTTGATATAGCTCGATTTGAAAAAGTAGAAACAAAAGAACAGTATCCAACTTTAAACTCTAATTTTTTTAACAAATATTAATATAAAGGAAAAATATGGGATACACACATTATTTTAAACACCAGGCTGTTGAAACTTTGGTTTGGGAAAAAATTACAACGGATGTTCAAAAAATTTTAAATAATTTGCCGGCATATTCGGCTTCATCTGGCGGGCATTATACAAACGAGCCTCTTAAACTTTCAAGCGATCAATCTAGAACGACACCAATAATTTCAAAAACAATTATTTGGTTTAATGGTGTAGGAATTCTTGGACATGAAGATTTTATGCTTTTTAAAAAAGGCTCAAAAGAACTCTGCAAAACAGCAAGAAAACCATATGATTTAATCGTTCAGGCGTGTTTATTAATTTATAAATATCATTCACCCAATACCATGGTATTAACTTCTGATGGTAACAGTAGTGACTGGAAAGAAGCAGAATTATTAATATCAAGAATTCTTGGATTAAATATCACATATGCTACCAGAGATTTATACAAAAATAAAAATAAATTTCCAACACTTAAAAAATATCAGAGCACAGCATAAAACAACCAAAGTTTCATTACCTGGCCATCGATCGGTCAGGTTCCTCCGGGAGAGTGGGGATGCCTGCTAACAACCTCACTCTCCTTTATATTTATTTCTTCTTCTTTTTAGTTATTTTCTTTTTTATCGTCGGTTTTTTGGCTGCCACCTTTTTCATGGCCATGGCTCGCTTCTCTTCCGTCTTCACCATATTTTTAGCTTCTTTAACAGCTCCGCTATGACGCTTTTTATCGGCTATAATTTCTTGCGCTCGAGCCAGTGTCCTTGCATCATCTTCCCTTTGCCATTTTAAATCCTGTAAAGTTAATTTTCGTGTTGCCATTTTTTTTCTCCTTTATAATTTTTTAAAGTTTTTTATTCATCGTTACCATTGTTGCCTTCCGCTTCAACCGCTTCTCTTTTTTTCTCTACAGCAAGTTCTGCTTCAATCTCGTCTTTCATTATATTAAGGTCGGCATTGGTTAAATCCGGAAAAGTATATTTTGCAATTCTTTTTTGCATCTTGATTTTAAAATGATCAGACATAACAGATTCCATGGATTTAATCATATTTTCAAGTTCAACCTGAAGGGCATCAATAGAAAATTCTTTAATTCTTGTAATAGACATATTTTCAAGAATATTATCTATTCCTTGCCATTTACCCCAGAGATAATAAATCTGTTTTTCAGATTCAACCAGGGCATCTGCTTTTTTACTTAACACTGAATTTGTCTGTTGGAATTGATATCGAAGATAAACAGCAGATTTTGTTTGTGATTTATCACGATTTTGATGCAATCCCCCAAGATTAACCGATCTATACATCTCTTCTGTGAGTCTATCCATCCATTGCAATATGGCTTTAATGCTTGGTTCCACAGGAGACTCAAGCCATGCCGGTTTACCGTTTTTAACATCCGGATCAAATTGCAGTATCGAACTTTCACCAACAACAATTTCTTCTGTATCGCTGCTATCTTCAAGATGAATATTTTCATCTTGGTATGGATACAACAACATGGGAAATCCGGCCAGCTTCATAACTTCATTGCCCATAGAAAGAACTCGAGTGATTGCACCATTTACAAGAGAAGCATCAACAATATCAGAAGAACCCAGATAAAAATATTCATGATCTCTGATATTAGGAAGAAAAACAAATGGGACTTCTCCTAAACGATTTTTACCCCAAGTATATTTTTCAATTGATTTCAAATGAGCATCAAGTTGGTATCGTTCCCATTTTTCAGGTGTCCAGATGAGATAAACTCTATTGCTTTCTCTTAATTTTAAATATGTTAAAATAGGTTTTCTGGTTTCAAAATCTCTTTCAAATACCCAGTCAAGAATATTATTTGGTGTAAAAGAAGACAAATAAGCATAAACATCGGAATTCTCATCAAACTCTCCGGGTGGCATATCAATAAGAACTCCTGCTACACCATATGCCCCTGCAAGCTTTTGTGTATCATTCAAAAAAGAATCAAGATTCGTTCCATAGAGATCACAATTTTCTTGAAATTTTTGCCAATCAAGCCTTTCGGCTATATCATTTGGAATTTCTCTGATAGCTTTTTTTTCTGTTAAAAAATAATTGTAAATAGAAACAATATTCTGACAATATGGAAAATTGAAAGCTTCTTTTAATCGAATAGCATAATTTGCATCTGTCTCACTTGGATGTTGAAACACGACTTCTTCAATAAAAGTTTTACCAGCTTTAAATGCTTTGCCATAAAATAGCCAATCGGCGATAAACTTGTCATAAACAGCTCCGGTTTCCTGTAATTGTTTAATTGTAAGAGTCTCTTCATCCATAGTATTCTCCTTTATTTAAAAAACATTTTCTTTTTGCTTTTTCTTTTTCGTGGTTTATAAATCCACTTAATATATTGGCTGATGGAATCGCACTGATCATCATGTGGGCCATAAGGAAATTGAGCAAGTTCAGTTTGTAAATCAGTAAGCCAGGATGCTCGCTCAGGAAGACAAACTTTTCCTGCTTCAATATAATCAGAAGCTTGTTCCATTCTAATTAGTTTTGATTTTTCAGGATAAATTGGTATGACAGGGATGTTAGTTTCCTGTTGCAATACTTGAATTAAACTTTGTCCGGAAGCTGCATCTTCTATCAGGACAGGCACGGGACCTAAATTCCACTCAAGATATTTTTGATGATATTTTTTTAACCAGATTTTTAATTGTGGAAATTCGAGTCTGCGAGTATCTGCTTCAAGGATATATTGTCTATTTTTATTATATCCCCAGACAGTCAAGGCGGAAGGATCATTAATTTGATTTGGTTTATAGGCCGTATCAAGACTAATAATGATTTTATAAAACCACTGAAATTCTTCAGGAATTTCTTTTCTGGCTTTTAAAAGATCCTCAAGGTATCTTAATTTGTGGGGATTATAACTATTAAACCAATTTAATTTAATCAACCCACCTTCTTTTGGCAATGGCCGTTGCTGGTACAAGGATGTCCAATCATCTGCCGGCAGAGATTGTTTAATGGTGTGCAATCGAGTTAATGGATATTTTTGTGGCCAGAGAGCTTCACCAGGTAATCTTCCAAGAACATCATTTATTTCTGCAATCGCAGGACAGTTTAAAACATGCCAATTTTCATGAGCCAGTTCATTTAAAAGGAAAGAGGCTATATCATCATAAGCCCATCTTGTCATAATCAAAAGTATTCGGCCTTCACCACTTCCTTCGTCAGACATGAGGCGTGTATAAGCAGAAGATGTAAACCATTCTTCTCTCTTGCGTCTATTGGTATCCGACTGGGCATCGGCTCTATCTTTTATGAGATCATCAAGTAATAATAGGTTACTTCCTCTTCCAGTAAGAGCGCCGCCCCAAGAGGTGCTAAAAAAACTTCCACCTGGAAGAGTTTGAAATTTACGAGTGCCTTTTGCATCAGATCTTAGCCTTGATTCAGGAAAAATACTTTCAAAAGATTCTGTAAGCATCAAATTCCGGACAGCCTTACCAACATCATCAGATCTATCTTGTGCATAGCTTGAAAAAATAATTTCATGTTCAGGGTTCCTGCCCAGATACCAGGCAGAAAAAAATTCGGAAGCAAGCATTGTCTTTCCGTCAATG